TCATATCCGCAGCTGAAGCCTGAATTAAGCGGTTCAAGGCTTTATATGTGTAGGCTCTCTTTAATCTGGTCGTTGGGCCGTGTTCATTGAGTGCTTCTTTATAAGGCAAGGCCTTATTCATAGCGAAGGTGTCTGGTTCCCAAAGATCAAATCGGCATTTTCTACCTAAAATAGATCGGATTGACCCGGAGCTTTGACGTGCATTGAGCTTATTCATCACACCATGCATGAGCATTTTAACGAAAGGCACCCGTTCGTGATACTGACTAACCAGTTTTTTAGCCTCATCTACGGGGATATCGAGCTGGTCTGAGAGCTTATTGACCCCCATGCCATACATCATACCCAAATTTATAGTTTTAGCTTGCTTACGAGGTATTTTAGCCATGTCAGCCACCATGGTATGAAAGTCCATATTAGGATCATTTTGGTATCCATCGACAAATTCTTGTACACCCTTCATGTCATGTCCTTGAGATTTACCGTAAGCGTGGGCATAATGGACCAAGATCCGTGGTTCCTGTTGCGAGAAGTCTATACTAGCCCACTCTTCGCCCTCTTCCGGTAGGAATAAAGAACGAATCATGGGTCCTAATTCAGGATCTCTAGCTGGAATTTGCTGTAAATTAGGATTACTCATACTGATTCGGCCTGATACGGTACCGCCATCATCGGATCGGATCTGATTTATATGTGAATGTATACGTCCATCGTGAGCTGTGTGCTTCATAATTGTATTTATAAAGGTGCCGTGGGTCTTGTTAAGATCGCGAGTTCTTAGTATCATCTTAGGTAGTTCGTGATTATGCTCGGACAGAAAGGATTTAGTAAAAGATGGAGCACCTTTTTCAGTTTTGGGATAATTTATACCAACTGTGTCAAAAGCTTTGGCTAGGGATTGTGCCGCCCATACTTCTACATTCATGCCGGTTATATGCTTGATCTTAGCGAGCATAGCTTTTTCCTCTTTGAGAAGAAAATCTCTAGTGCGTTCGACACGGTTTTTGTCAATACGAACACCTTTCCAAGTCATATCTATAAGTACTGGGAGAACATCAAGTTCGAGATCAACCACGCTCCAAAGGTCCTCTTTAGTGATGAGAGGCTTGAAGAAGTTCCAAAGCTCCAATGTGAGTTCGGCATCTACTTCAGCGTATGGCCCGACATGCATACTTGGGAGCTTCCAGAGCTCGGCTTTAGGATCGACCCCGAAATCTCTAGCGGCTTCAGTCAAGTTCTTTTCACTTTTTGTTTTTGAAAGATAATCAAAAGCTAAAGCATTCAAACTATAACTAAACCTGTTTTCATCTAATAAAGATGCAATGACCATTGTATCCACGATACGTCCATTGACTTTAAAACCCATTCTTCTGAGCCATCCGGCATCATACTGAGCATTGTGCATGATCTTTTCTGCGGGTGATTCACAGACTTTTTTCATCCAGTTATTGACTATACGCTCGTCAATGTTACCACCTCCGCCGTGACGAATAGGTATATAGCCTTTCCAACCGTCCACGGCTACTGCATATCCGACAACTTCGCCGTCTCCAGTAGGCCATCCAGGACCTTTTGTCTTTAGATTTGGATCTTTTGTCTCGACATCTATAGCTATTGTCTTGGCATCGAAAATATCGGGTAGTTCGTGTGGTGGAACCCATTCTGATTTAGGAGTGAACATCGCCATTTGAAGTGTCATTTTGTACCTCTATTAGTTTGTTAAGGTACCATTGAGCCTTTTTAAGATCTTGGATACCATTTTTATGTCTGTAGCGTGTTAGATATTTCATTATATTTCCTTCCAGATAATAATGAAAACCTTCAGCTGTGACGGATTCTATCATGTCTATAGTTTCTATAGAGCTTTTTGTATAATGTTCTGGGTGATTAACTAAATCTTTCATTTCTTCTTCTTTTAACCTCATCTTCATATATTCTACATGTCTCATCATATTGCATAACTCCTGTTACTATCTTCTGGTTCCACAATAAATAAACTGTCTTTAGCCCGTGTGACGGCAACATAGAACACTCTGTGTAAATCATCATTGCCCCCGCTCATAGCATTGTCAGCTGAGGTAGACAAATCTGTAAACACAACTACGTTTTCTGATTCTCCCCCTTTAGAACCGTGGATCGTGGACAATGTAATACGAGGCTCTGCATTAAATTTTTCTCCCCTTCTAAGCATAGCTGTAATATATGCCCTTGATTCTTCAGGTAGTCTATCAAGAGCGTCTCTCCAAATCAACTCTTCCCCTACCATAAGTCCCCATTCTTTTTGCAACTCAGCTATATTAAAGAGATTACTGTCATCAGCTCCACTCATTGTCTTGAAGCCTCGCTTGATACGATTACCTGTTGACATAAAACTGTAAATATCTTTGACGGTTTCTAAAGTGATGCTTTTACCTTTTCGCATCTGCTCCCAACCGTTCACAGCTGAGGATATCTTTGCGGAGATAGATCGATGGCCTTTATAAGTGAACAGGTATCCAGAAGACCTGAGCATCGTAACAACGGGAATTAGTATGTAACCCGCCTGAGCTAGAATAAGCCATTGTCCTTCTGAAACATTTAGATCTTCTACCCGGCTTATGTATTGTACACTACCTTCTTCTTTTTTAGGGTTGTATTTTTTTGGATAACGATTACTTATTCTGGATACGATTGTCTCCGCGATACGATGTATACGCCGTGGGACGCGGTACGATTGCGATAAGGTCTCACTCGATCCATCTAGTGTAATAAAGTGCTCTACATCAGCTCCGGCCCATCTATAAATAGCTTGGTCATCGTCCCCAGCTGCATACATTTTCTTAGCATTCCTATCAAGTATGTGAGCTATATCCCATTGTAAGGGACTTAGGTCTTGAGCTTCATCAAGAAAAACCAGATCAAACTTGGGGCAAGCTATGTCGGATTCGTCAATAAAACATTGTAGCATGTCTGTAAAATCATAAAGCTCGTAATGTTTTTTATATTGTTTGTAACACTTGTCTACATAATTAACAGTGTTCCAATCAAACTCTATTGAAGATTTGTTGTATTGTTTTCTCAAAGATGTTTTACATAGTCGAGCTAAATTTATCAAACTAAGAATAGGATGATCGGTTGCTTGTTTATCTACGATATCATCATTAAGAGATGTTTTTGAAACTAAAGGTATAGAGATAATATCACTTAATTCCTTGTAATGTTCTTTACTCATAACTTGTTCGGACCTTATACCACTGGCATTCAAGGCCAAGCTGTGTAGGGTACGGAAATAAAACAAATCTTTTTCTGGATCAAGATGGAAACGAGCTGAAGCACGTTCCTTAGCTTCAGTAGCTGCTTTTTTTGTAAAAGCTAGAAAAGCTATACTGGTAGGAGGCACTCCACTTTCTAGTGCTTTATCTAACATGTTAAGCAAAGTGGTAGTTTTACCTGTACCGGGAGGACCAAAAATTCTAAACATTAGTGAGGTGTTTCTGTTCCGACTGTTTCGTGCCAGTCAATTATGGGATAAACAAACATAGGAGTGCCATCTCCCAACCATGCTCCAACTACATTGAAGTCCATCCACTCAACCGCTTCCTCGTAAGACCAGCCCTCTCGCTTCATAAATATCTCACAACACTTCTCATAATCGTAAACAAGAATGTCGTTTTGACCACAACGTGATCCAACACCTATAATAGCTTCATCTAAGCCATCGGCTTTCAACATAGGAACGTCTTCGAGTATAGGTTTATCTGTCATTAGAATGGTGTCTCCTCTTTCTTGTCCATAAGGGGCGGGTTAAGTTCCATGTCTGCGTTTTCAAAAGCTGGTATTGCCCAACATCTTACGGACCTGTTTTGTATTTTTAAAACAGTGCTGGACCCGTTAATATCTCGCAAGCGTTGGGCAATCTTATGAGACTTATATTCAAAAAATTTATTCTTTTTAAGAAAATTTTCAAAGTCTCGTAATCTAAAGTATGTTAATTGATCTTCTTCATTTGTCCAAGGACGTCGTAAAAGTATTTCTTCTTTATCCTGAGCCTGTTGTAAATGTCTACAAAACTCTTCTAAGTAATCATAGAACTGTCCTGAAGTACTAGCATCCTCAGCTACCTCGATAATGGCGGCTTCATTCTCTTTCATCTCGTTTAAAAGTGAGCTGATCCTAGACTCCCAAGCGGGCTTACCTAATGTGCGAGGCATGAAGTTAAGCTGTTCCATACAAGCCTTTTGAAACGTGGGCTGTGATAGAAGAGCATCTGTATCTAATTCAAGAGGTTCCGAGTTTACATCCATAAACCACACAGGAGGTGTTGAGTTGTATTTTCTAAGATTAGCTATGGTAGCACCTTGTACAGCTGACCCAACTCCATGCTTTCTTGTTCGGCACAACTCTTTATTACAATGTGCGTTTATAGGTGAATCATTGCATTTATATGCATAATCTTTTCTTTTGGCTTGTGAGGCTACAATATTTACCTCCGACAAAGGTAAGGGTGGTTCAAAATACATCATGTTGTATGTAAGTATTTCTGTCTCCCAGCTGTCTGGATATGCTTTACGAAGATATACAGCTATATTGAATAAACCATTGTTTCGCCCACCTTCGGATATTTTGCTTGCACAAAGAGTTTGGAGGCAAGGTGGGCCGTCTTTAATAGGTGTGTCTGTTTTGTCTTCTACCTGTAGAGCCATGACCTGTTCTAAAGTCTGCTTGTGAGCCTCATACAGCGCTATAAATTCTTCTAGGGTCGCAGAGGTGCCGTCGTCCTTTATAGCGTACCGTAGGCCTCCCTCAGCGTCGTAATAAGGTAGGTTTAAAAAGTTACCTACATCTCCACGCTCTAGTTGTAATCTAATTTGTTTTGGAAAAATTTCACTTTGTCCGTATCCAAGAGCAGCGGAGACATGCTGAAGCGTCTGTTGCATCTCCTTAGCTTCAATCCATTCACTAGTGAACAGAAAACAATGAGCTCCACCACTCTTAGAACGACAAACCACAAGAGGCAGTTTCATCCGCCTAATCTTTTCAACTAAAGTCTTGTGATCTAGCGGGTATTGGTCAATGTCTATACACCCCCACTTGCAGTTATTATTTGCATTAATGGGTATGATACCTAGAGAATCACCTTTCCCGCTAAGATGACCCAGCCAATGGTCTTTGGTCCGTGGTTCGCGTATTAACGCTGCTCTTCCAGACTTCTTACCATTCGCTTGAGTCTTGTCTATCTTATACGTTCCAAAGGCTTCTTCTAGGCCATCAAAGATAGCACTAAAAGATTGCCACGCCATTAGAACGGTATATCTTTGTCAGAAACGTCAACATCAGCTGGAGCAGACGAAGTCCCACCTTCCTGTTCATGCTTAACATTGACATCGCCTTTTTCAACAGATAAGGCAAACATCTTAGCTTCATCGTAGTGAGCTCTTTCTGTTACCTGACCTTCCAACTTCATTTCCCAATTATACCAAGAGTATCCGCTTTTCTCCTCTAAATAAGTCCAAAGATGATAGACATGAGCGAATCTTGGTGGGCTGAAAACATGACCATCTGGACCCGTCATCTTTCT